ATTTGATTTGTTTAACGATAAAACTCTACGACGATGAAATTATTACTTAAACGTATCGCCCTGCGTGATACCTACACAATCGGCCGCCTTTATGTTAATGGTGTGTATGTGTGCGACACCGTGGAAGATAAGGTGCGCGACGTGAATAAAAACGGTAAGTTTGACGCGCCCAAGGAGGTGAAAATCCCCAGCCTGACGGCTATACCCTACGGCACCTTCAAGGTGGGCTGGGCAAAATCGCCCAAGTTCTCGAATTACGCAAAGTACCCATATACTAAGAAGTATAACGGCGTGATGCCATGGGTTCGTGACGTGCCCAGCTTCCAAGGCATCCTGATCCATTGCGGCACAAGCGAGAAGTCAAGCGCTGGATGCCTCATTGTTGGTTACAACAAAGTCGTTGGCCGTGTCGTTGACTCGCAGGCGGCATTCTACAAGTTGATGGATGAGTGGCTAGTGCCAGCGAAGAAGAAAGGTCAGAAGATTTACATTACAATCGTATGACCCCAGCTAAAATATATATAACATTGCCGGCATCATGGCAAGAGCTTGATGATGGGCAGCTCTACTATGTCTACAATCTTTTTGCCGACAACCTGTCTCTCGACCAGATAAAAGTATATTGCTTCTTCTCGTGGTCGAAGGTGAAGATTGTGTGTCGCTATGGCAATGGGTTCCTTGCGAAACTCGGCTCGCAGGAGTTCTTTGTCGCTCCCGAAGTGGTGGCCAGTGCGCTCCATGCGCTCGACTATCTTGACGCAGTTCCCAGTCCTCCAGTGCGCATTTCCAAGATAAAGCGTGCTCGAGCGGCAGATGCTCAGCTTGTAGGTTTTGAGTTTGACCGATATCTCTATTGCGAGAACCTATATCAAGGTTATCTGCAGACGCAGAATCAGGTCCTCCTTGTGCAGATGGCACAGATGCTTTACGATGATATGGACATCAAGCTCAATCAGGCCGAAAAACTGTCAATATTTTGGTGGTGGATGGCAATAAAGCAGCTGTTTGCCTCGCAGTGGCCAAACTTCTTCCAAAGTGTGGTCAACGACGGTAATCTGCTGCATGCCGGCACCAACCGTCCTCCATCAGCACGGGACCTTCAGGATGCCATGAACGCTCAGATAAGGGCGTTGACTAAAGGCGACGTGACCAAGGAGAAAGAGATTCTGGCAATGGACTGCTGGAGAGCTTTGACCGAACTCGATGCCCAGGCGCGAGAATATGAAGAAATACAACGCACAACAAAATGACATTCCTAATCAACAACAAACCCGCTGCAATCAATAAGGAGACGACAATCGACTACGTGTCTTCCAATCTCCTGTTCACCGAGCGAGAGGATTTCTCGCTTGCTTTCGAGCTGCCATTGCGTGGATGCAAGCAGAACCGCGAAATATTTGATGCCATCTACCGAAAGGATGTTGATATCGACACACTGTTCTTCGACGCCGAGATTCGGGCTGGAGAGTTCAGTGTGTCGGGCGCCATAACAATCGTCGAGGTCAACGACGATGTTGTTAAGGTGCAATTCCTCAGTGGTCGCTCGTTTAAGAATTTCTATGTTGATTGGGACAACAAATTCATTGACGAGCTCGACCTTGGCAGCTATTCTTTTGATAAGAATCGCACTCCAGCAACCATGTGGGGCAATGGCGATGTCATTGCCCTCCCATGGGTCAACAATGCCAGCGGCAACCTTCAGAACCGTGCCGAGAAGGTTAACGGTGTTTGGCAGTGGCACACCGTCAAGGATGATGACAACGACACCGAGGTTGTCACTGGGCTATCTTGCCAGCTTCGACTCTACACCCTTGTTCAGAAGGTGTGTACCGCTTTGGGCTACACGTTCTATGGCAGTGCTTGGGCCAATGATAGTGAGCTTTACAATCTTTACATGCTCAACACTATCCCTGCAGTATGGGAGAATGGCGCATGGTCGGCCGTGCTCCCTCACTGGAGCCTTAACGAATTCTTCGACGAGCTGGAGAAACTTCTGATTGGCGAGTTCGACATTAACCACAAGTCGCAATCTGTCACCTTCTCATTCTCGATAGGCAACGAGGCGACGGCAGGAAATGTGTATATCGAGAAGGTCCTTGACGAGTTCACGGCCTCAGTCGATAAGGATGATCAGAGCGATTACCGAGCGACAGCCAACACCGGCTATGCTCCCGATTCACATGAGATGTGGAATTTCTACAGCTGCTACTGGTATTTTCACAAGCATCCTAATGTTCATGTGCAGAACTATGCTACTCTGCAGCAGTTGTTGAATCACATTCACACTTACGGACCTAACAAGGGACGCTCATCAGGAGTAGGAATCCAAAACGACCAGTGGCTGCTCTATGCCCAGGACGTAATGACTTATTTTGTGGTTGTGGAACGATTGCGAAAGCCCACCGATGAGCGCGCCTCCTTCGTTCTCTATGGAAGTGGTTATGAGATTCGCCCACTAAATCGCTTCGGCGATTGGATAACCGACGATGACGATTACACATCGAAAGACGAGTTGAAGATTATACCGGCATGGCTTGACCTGTGTATCGACATCGACAGCAACGACAATGATATCACTCGTGGCCGTGTCCTCTTTCTTGATTGTGGAGGAACCGACAACGTCAGTGCCAGAGGTGTTGGGCACCATCAGGCGCCAACGTCCCTCGAAGAAGCCCAAGAGTGGCAGAAGGAAGTGGGGCAGGCTGGGTTCTACACTACGCAGGCTATTCTGCAGGGCGACCCCGGGAACAAGTCGGGCTATTTCGATAAGATATATGTAGGATTCTGGTATGGCGAACCTGGCAAGTTTGGCGACAAGTTGCCCGCTCCATGGATCGACACTTTCGAGATTGAGAGCGAATGGGACTACCAGGAGATATCCCACGGGCAGCACAAGATTGTCAACAACTACACGATTGTCAATAGCGACCACAACGGCACGCTGCGCATCAACAACCCCTACTATCGCTTCAACCCCGACCGCAACGCCTTCACTAAGATTGACCAGTTCAAGAAATATGAATTCTCTTTCATCTCGAGAAAACTTCCGAACGTTCGTGCACATTTTTATATTCGTGGGAAGTGGTATCTTTGCAGCGAGATACATGCTGAGGTTGGGGCCAGCGGGCTCAACCCAGTAATGAAGGGAACGTTCTGGAGAATTATAGGATAGCTTTAGTTAAGTCCTTATACATACGATAGAATAATTTTTTCATAACGCATGAACAAAAAGTTTAGTAAAACCAGAAATGGCCTGATGCGTGAGCATCGGGCTTTTTCATTGGTTGCTATTGCTATATTTAGCATATTATTGCTAAATTTGCAGAAAAAAGTATGGAAATTGTTTTATTATTACTATTCGTTCTTGCATTGATTCCAGTTTGTGTGGCCATAAAGAGAAACAAAGATTCAAGATCCAGCCCTACTTCAAACTTTAATGGTGAGTTTAATATTGGTAAGGGTGAAGTTAAAATGCCTATGCTTAAGCGTGACGAGAAACGGCTTAATGACGACAATTTTGCTTCCCTTATTACTATTAAAACTGCCGGCTCGCTTGCTTGTGCTCGTAATCCTGAGATACGAGAAGGCGAGAAACTCAAATATAGTGATCCAAGAAAAGCTCTCGAAATCTTGTTGCCTATATGCGATATAGAGAAGGGCAACTATGTAAAGCATGTTTGCCTACAATGTTACCGCAATCTAAAGGATTATGAATCTGAGAGAAAGATGATTCATAGGATTCTTGAAAGAATAGATGAGATTCAGCCTGATGAGTGTGACCCTCTCGAATATTCAAATATTAAAGGTTCAGAGGATACTTACTATAAGAGGTTGAATTTTGTAAACAAAAGAATAGAAAGCATAAAAAAAAAAGAAGCAGATGCTTTGAAGAAAAAACGCAAATAAAACATGTTTTACAACACATTTTGCGATTTTCCGTGATAAACTCTTGTTTATTTCGGATAAATCACTGTATATTTGCATCGCCAAGCGTAAGAGGAACGTTTTTCCTCTCTGGATGAGCAACCAGGATTTTGCTCAACACACCGTTGGGCTATTTTTATAGCCCGACATCAACAGCCAATACAGGCTGTCCTATCCAAGAAATTTGCTCTCCGGAGAAATCTTCTGACGTTTGGCGACGGGATATGGGCAGCCGTTTTTATTGCCCTAAAACGCCAAACGTCAGAAGAAATGAAGACCATTTCATTGAAGAGAGAGAGCACTGCAATGCAGTCGGCAAAAGCGCTTGCCGAGAAAGCGCTAGAGTTTCTAACATCACCATCATTGACGCTCATCAGCGGCATCGTTGCCTTGTTTGCGGTAATGGCAGCAGTTGTAAACCACAACTGGAGCACATTCCACACCGTGGCCGTGATGACATTCGCCGTTATCATGGCGCTGTCAATGACAATAGATATCGAGAAAGGAGGCGTGGCATGAGCGGCTTTAACCGTCAATCGCGAGAGCTTAAGCTTAAGTTCAGCGAGAAGAAAGACGATATCCAGCACAAGCTTGACTCCCGTCAAGTGTTTCTCACGGTGGAGATTGAGAAGCTTCGCAACGAGCGTTCCTACTGGATTGCCGTGCTGAAGAAAACCGAGGACATTGACGCTCTCAAGAACTGCCGAGACCAAATCGACTTGCTCACATTGCGTATGGGCGACCTCGAGCAGCGAAAGGTTGACCTTGACCGAGAGCGCAAAGCGACCATCAACATTCTTAAGCGCGAGTATTACGAGCAAGTGGCCGCTCTCGAAGCGCAATACTCGCAGGAAGGAGGTGAAGCATGAGCTGGAAGACAATGTCCACCACGTTTGAGCGTGGCGATATCACAGTGATCGTTAACAAAATCATCGACCGTGAATATGACATGGTGGCCGCCGAGATCATCGTGCGCCGATATCTCGCCATGGGCGACCAGCGCATGCCACACGACACGCAAATTTGGCTTGACGATATCAAGCAGCTCGTGACGCTGCGTGACGCGTTAAGTTCTTATATCGAGCAGACAGGTCTGCAGGAAGGAGAGCAGCAATGAATACCAGGTATTATTTCAAGTTCCTTAAGGGGCATGAGTGCATTCAGCGCCAGCGAACCGACTTCAAAGAGGCTCACAAAGAAGGAAACGATCTCGCCGACCGTTTGGGCCGCATCATCGGTTTCTACATCTGGGACAGCCAGATGCAACAATTCAAGTTTCTAGGCTCTTTCTATGGCAAGAGGATGTTCCTGGACCGGGATAACCGCGTGTGCAACATCTCCAGCGACTATTCTCACATCGTTCGTGACGGCGACAAAAGAAAGGGGGTGCAACTATGATAGACGGACTTCGTAAGGGCGATATCCCTACCGCTAAAGAGATGGAAGCAGAAGCGAGCCTTAACCTCACAGAAAGCGTGCTCAAGGCTTATCTCGAGTCCAACGGCTTTGTCCCCGGCGACCCCCCTCTCAATGCAACAGATGGAACTATAGTGCGTTCTTCCGACGATATCTGCAACGAGCTTGCTCCCATCTGCGACCTTGACCCTAACGATGTGGCCGAAGTCCTCCTTAAGCGAGGCTTCAAGCTCACCTTCCCAAGCTCAGGCCTGCTTGGATGCAAGCTTGGATGGGTGCTGTGTCGCTCCAAATAGCCAGCAAAAGGCGTAATTTCGCCTGTTGGTTGATAATATATGTAACTCACATGTAACTCACATGTAACTTGTAAACACTTTTTTTAGAACATTTTTAGTAACATCAGGATGCCTGGCGCGCGATGCGTCGGGCATTTTCTTTGTCAGTTTTAGTGCTTGAATCGCCCATGGCATCGCCCCCTGTGACCCCCATTATTTAAGCATACGGAGTACATCTGTGCATCTGTCCACGCAATGCAAGATAATGGAGGGGAGCGCGAGGGGCGAGCACCGAAAAAATCTATTAGCAAAAGGCCCGATTTTGCGACGAATTTTCTGCTATAATTTATCACTTACATTTTTTTATTTTTTCTAATAAATAAGTAGAAAAAAAAAGTACATTAGTACGGATTTACGTTTGTAAATTGATAGTCAGTGAGTTAAGTGCGCACACTTTTGGCCTTTTTAAAAGTGCGCAAGTGTGCGCACAGTACATTAGTACGGAGCAAAAAATCGGTGCGCTTTTTCAAGCGCACTAATGTACTATAATTCAGCCTTTTAGAAATATTTTTGTACTTCCGCACTAAAAGTACACTCTTTTTGGGGGTATAATACACATGTGCGTGTGTAATGTGTAAGTTGATTTTTTTGTACTTTTTGTATGATTTTCAACCAAAATGTACTATTTTTGCAGTGCGTTCAGCAAGAGAACCTCGCAAAGAGCCTAGGAAATGCAAGCTCCGTAACTTGCAGGGAACCTCTGTCCAGGAGAGATGGCGCGTGCGCCTCTCTCCTTTTTACGATAACCAACGACTAATTCATGACTATAAAGCTCTATCTAAAAGAATACCTGCGCCAGTGGATCGTTCACGATTATGGCGATGATGAGGGCATTGTGCGCCTTCCCAATGGCTGTGCCGAGCACGATTTGATTGAGCTTCTTGTTCAGCGGTGGCCCGAGGATGAGCCGCATGGCAAAGTTTTTCGATGGAACACCGAGATACACATCCCCGAGATAAAGGGGCGAGATCCTGAATACTTCTGCTATATGACCGACCATGCCAAGAAGATGCTCGCCGATGTGATTTATGTGCGATTCCGAGCTGCCCTGTGGCACGATATCTTCACCATCGACAAACTGCATCTGAGCATAACCGATGGTATATATGACTGGATGGAGCGGCACGGTATAGACCCAAATGAGAAAAATTGGGAAGCTCTGCGTCAAATGTACTTCCGACAGCGCAAACGTTACCGCAAGAGGTAAATAGTTATATTTTCATAAAACTGCGTTAATTCGGCGTTAAAACCGTCCGAAAAAAAACGCTAAAATTACCAAGCGCGAACAACCTGTCACTAAGTGACACTAACACTAACAAATAACACAAAATGAAAACAAATTGTCACAATCTTCCTGGCATCTGCGAGGTGCGTTACATTCACGTCACCGATTTGCAACCTTATCTCGTCGAGAGAGCCGATGCTGGTGCGCCCATCGCAGTAGAGATAAATAAATCACAAGTCATAAATATATATGGCAACCCCACTTGCACTTCCGAGAGTGAGGAAGCCAATAATGGAAGGCAAGAGACTGCGACACTCGAGTTTATGACACTCTCAAAGGTGCCTGTTGCCGGTGTCGCCTTCCTTGTGCGCCAAGCTTCAGGGCAATGGTTTTTAATCGGCTGCAGTGAGAGAGTACCGGTTGTCTCGCTCAACTATAACACTGGCGAGATGGCTGGAGAGGCTTCTGTGACCAGGGTCACAGTGACTTTCACGGCGTTTAAGGCATTGTTGCCTGTGGCGGTGTAGTCCTTTATATATAGGAGTTGTAGCGATATATTTGCAAGTAACTCTTTAAATGTGACTGCTATGAGTAAGAAATATGACTTGAAACTTAAAGGATATGTTGGCGGTTGGGATTTTGATTCCGATTATGTTGACTACATCCTGGAAAAGAAAGCTGACAAGGAAGTTCATGTGCTCATCAACTCGCTCGGAGGTGATGTTGCAACTGCTTTCTCCATCATGGCCTTTTTCCGTAACCATGGCAATGTGCATGTGCATTATGTAGGCATGAATGCCAGTGCCGCAACTGTGGCATCTCTCACCGCCAAGCACATCAGCATCGACGCCAATGCCATGTATCTCGTGCACAAGTGCTCGAGCTACGTGTTCGAATGGGACATGATGAATGCCGACCAGCTGCAACAGTTGATCGAAAAATGCGAGAAGGCGAAAAACGACCTTGATAAGATTGACCTGAACATCGCCAGTGCTTATGCTGCACGTTGCAAGCGCGACAAAGCCGAGCTGCTTGACTTGATGAAAGTGGGTGGATGGCTCACCGCACAGGAAGCCCTTGAATGGGGATTCGTCGATGAGATAACCAATGAGCCCGAGGATGAAGCCCCCGTGATTGACGAGGGCGTTGCTAACTTCATGGCCAATGCAGGCATTCCTATGCCTAAAGGCGTGAAGATTGAGAAGCAAGGCGGATTGCTGCAGCGAATCATCGAAGCACTGACACCACAAAAAGTAATCAATAAAACCTCTCAAAAGATGAAGAAAACTTTCAAATTCATTTGTGCCATTCTTTTGCTTGAAGCAATGAGCTTCGAGGAGAATAAGACAGCACTCACCGATGAGCAGGTGCAGAAGATAGAGGACGAGATGGCACGCCTCAATGCCGAGAACACCCAGGCAAACGAAGACCTTGCCAGTCGCGACCAAACTATCGCCAGCCTGCAGGCCCAACTCGAGGAGCTTCGCAAGAAGCCAGCCGAGGAACCAGTTAATGTTGTTGATGACAGCAAGAAAACTGTCAACAACGATTTCTACCGTAACGTTGACGAAGCTCAAAAACTCTTTAACCAAACATTCTAACTATGGCTAACGAAAATCATATTATAGAATTCTCCCTCGAGGAGTATCAAGAGGCAGCGCGCATTTGGCGCCAACCTCTGTTGCTGCTCCCTCTTTTTGCAGCAAAAGAATCTCTGAAGTTTATGACTGGCATTCCCGGTGTGCGTTATAGCGTCGCTGTTGGTACTGCCGAGTCTAATGCTCAGTTCGCTCCCTATAAGGCATCTCGCATGAGTGCCGGTACTACCGATGTCATTTATCGCGACCTCAAGACTTACTTCGGCAATGTCGTTGAGAAGTTCGAACCCAACAGTGTGATCCAACTTCTTATGGGTCGTGGTGCTGCTTTCATCGGTGAGGCTCAGAAAAACGCTCCAAGTGCGAAACTCGTACTTGCGACTATCATGAAGTCGCTCGGTCACAACCTCGAGCAAGTCCTGTTTTCAGCCAAGCGTGACGCTACTGGCGACACCTCTGCCGACCTTTTTGACGGATGGGGCACTATCGCCGATCAGGAGATTACGGCTGAGAACATTTCTGTTGCCAAAGGCAACCTGATGGAGCTCAACGAGGAGATTACCGATGTCAATGCTTGTGATATCGCCAAGCAAATCGTCTATGGCCTCGATCCTCACCTGCGCAAGATGGACTGCTTCCTCTATTGCAGCCAGGATTTCGCCGATAAGTACAACGAGAGCTATCTCGCTACTCACAGCGGAATTCCCTACAATGATAAGTTCGAGCAGGCATTTGTGGAGGGTTCTAACCGCAAGGTTACACTCGCTCCTCTTCCTTGCCTCGAAGGCACTGACAAATTCTTCGTTGCTCCCAAGGAAAACATGCTCTACGGCTACGACAACATTAGCGACGTCGAGAAGATCGTTGTGAAGGATTATGAGCCCTTCCTGCTCACTCTTGCTGCAGCCATGTTCTTTGGTTGCCAGTTCTATTCCATCGACAAACGCATGCTTAAGGTTATTAAGCTTGCCGACTAACGGTTATCATTGTCTAACCTATTAAAATGTAAAAGTTATGCCAAGAACAACTTGCCCAAATCTGCAACAATCAATAGCATGGTGTCAGGGTGCTCCCGAGTATCCTGGCATTCGTGGCCGAGTTTATTTTGCTTCTAAAGGCAAAATCGTAAAGTACCCTACTCTTACCCGCGATTCTCTCAAGCGTGCTACCTCAGCTTCTTTAACTGGAAACTTCGAGCTCGCTGCCGACGAAGTATGGCACTACATCGACATCAACGTAGAGAAGTCGCAGCTCACCAGCGAGGCCCAGGGAGAAACCCCAAGCCAGACTCAGCTCAACAAGCTTACTCTCGTACACAATGGCGTAGGTGCCGATGCTACCGCTGCTGCCTTGTATCTGAACAACAACGACAATGTCTTCATTGTGCAGGACATGGCGGGCCGCTTCCGTGTCGTAGGAAACGAGCGCTGGCAGAGCATCACGACTGTCGCTCAAGACAACGGACAGGGTACAAATCCCGCTTCTACCACAATCGAGGTTTCTGCAACCGATGAGCTTGCGGCTCCATTCTATACAGGAACTCTCGAGACCGAGGACGGAACTCTCGACTGCTCGACTGGCGAGATTGATTCCGATGACGATGACGATGGAGAGGGGTAACTTTAAACCCTAATGCTGTGGTGGTGCCTCTGACCAAGGAGGCGATACCGGACAACAGCAGCAGGGCGGCCAAAGAGATCCTTGATACTTAAACAGAGCTATGGGGATGGAGAGTTCTATCGATGACATCTTGAAGGATGTGTCTGGACCATCAATAGATCTCGACATCCCTGTTTCTTCTTCCAAGGACATATTTGCCACACATAAGCGCAAGGCGTGGGACAAATCAGTTGAAGCCAGGTGTGACTTTACCCACAATCTGCGCATAACCAAGCGCTCAGATGTGAATTTTATCTCCATCTGGAAGAAGTCGGTTTATGGTAGAACTTTGACCGACATAAAGAGTGATCCTAGCATGGTGGACTTCTTTGTCGATAACATAACACCGGTTATCGCCGACACGTTAGGGCATTTCCTGTATTCAGGGCATTGGTGCATATGCACGTCGCCCAAGCGTAGACACAAGATAAAGAATTTCGCCACCATGATAAGCGGGCGCATCGCTGAAGCTCTGAGCATTCCTTTCTATGAGGACGTGGCAATTTTCCACTCCAGACACAGAATGAATGCTGAGTTCACGCTGAAAGTGTTGCCAAAGGAACCAAACATAATCGTTTTTGACGATTTTGTCACCACTGGCCAGACGCTCGCTTCGATGAAACGGCTTTTATCAATTTATGGCAAGAACCTCGTGTTCTTTGCCGGTATTAATAATAAACTATGATCGACAAAAAACTACAGAAACGAATTCAAAATTGGCTCGAGTCGCCCGCCGACTCCCGAAACATTGAGGAAGGCGCTCTGTGCCTCCTGAAACTCAACCGTAACCAAGTCATGTACCGTAATGCGGTGATGCGTCCCGAGAAGTATGCCGCGCACATCGAGTATCAGCTGAAAAAGTACTATAACAAGGAGGTTATAGAAGTGACTCATGCTCAAGTTGAGGAAATGGCTAAAAAAGTAGAGAAGATTGAGAGTGATCATCTCACTTTGCCTGAGAGCAATCCTGCCAACGAGTTCAAGGCTGGCAAGCGCCAAGACCATGATTCTCTGCCTGCAGAGATCCAGGCTCTATATGTGGAGAACAAAAGCCTCGTGCAGCGCATGAGGGATGTGCACGCCAAGTTGCGTATCTTGCAAAGTAAGCCTGGCATTTGCCCCGACAGTGACCGATACCCATTCCTGAAGGAGTTGATTGCGCTCGATAAGCAGCTGCATGAGAATTGGGCTCGTTATGATGCCTATGACATTACCAAGGCTCCAGCCGAGCAAGAGGAAGTGGTTCTTGACGCTCGTGAGGCTTCTAAAAAGGCTCAAGGATTCATTAACCTTAACAAGAAGCGCTATCGCAGCAATCCCACTCCAGAGCTCAAAGATAAGCTTGCCGAAGCCTATGCCAAGGTCATCAATCCAACAGAGAAGATGACTGCCGAACTGAAAGATTTAGGAATCATTGAATAAGCCTTATTATGAAAGCAAGACTAAACAGCCGGCAGCGTCGGCGCAACAGATGTGGCTTTAAGGGCGAAGGCAGCCACAAGTGGGTGAAGACAACGCCAGTAGGCAAAATCCAGCACATCGAGACTCCAGCCGAGAGATATCACCGATATCTGGTGGGACTCGATGGAGGAAAACATGCAGGTTCTAAGCCTCACCGTGTCCTGATTCAAAGTGAGCGCAGATGAAGCGCAACACTGCGATAAGCGACTTCCTGTTGCCGTTGCAAGATAACCAGACACAAGCCTATCTCACCAACACGCTGCAAGTGGCCGACATATTGGAGTGGATTCTTCAGCAATATGGAGAAGGGTGTAAGGTATTCCTAACAACTTTCTCCATTAGTGAAGAGTTCTTGCGTCGCCTTTATTTCATCGAGCTGGAGTTAAAGCCTCTTTATTTCCGATTGGTTCTCGATCTAAAGGCGACAAACAAAACCCTTAAGCTTTGGCCCTTCATAGCCCAAGTTATAGATGATGTCTATCTCGCCGACAACCACAGCAAGGTTCTGCTCGTCGTTAATCCTGAAGATGGGAGACGAGTATCAGTGGTCATGAGTCAGAACTTGACTAGAGGCAACCGCTATGAGAGCGCTATTGTTACCACCGATTTTGATGTGTTCGCGACACTCGCCCTGCAATTCGATGATTTAGTAACCAATCATTCAGTGCCATTTAATGATGTATTCGCAAGAAAACTTAGAGATGATTGAGAAGCTTGCCTCGCTGTATATGACCATCAGCGAGATAGCAAGTCTCATTGATGTGCCAGCCGAGCAGCTGAGGCGCGATATCGCTGTGAAAGGCAGTGATGTTGAGAAAGCATACCATCGTGGAAAGGTTTCCACGAAGCTCGAGCTGCGTAAGCAGGAGATAATGCTTGCTCGTGTCGGGTCGCCTCTTGCACTGGAGAATAGCCGTCGAGCGTTGCTCGACATGGAGGATGACGAGTAATGCCGGTGCCAAAAACCATAGATGCTGCTCGTGTCGACCTTTGGACCTCGAAAGCCGAGTTGGAGCAGAAGTATGACGATGTGACTGTCGCCAGGCTCATCCGCATACGAGACGAATATCAGTGGGTTCTTGCCAACCCTGACGCTCGAGACCGTCAGTTTGTCGAAGAATTTGCCGGGCGGTATGGAGTGTGCGACGCTGCAGTCTATAAAGACCTGGCGATAATCAAACAACTCATGCCAGCGCTCTCGGCTGCCACTCGTGACTTCCATAGGTGGAAAACCAATCAGATGCTACTCGAGACTTATCAGATGGCTCGAAAACGCAAGGACACTAAAACCATGGAGCGAGCAGCATCAAGCTACGGAAAACTTAACCGTGTCGATCTTGAGGATGAACAGGCAATGCCGTTTGACCTCATTGTTGTGCAGCCTTTCACGCCAACGCAGGACCCTTCTGTGCTTGGAATCAAGCCCATCCCCAACATCGATGATAAGATTTCTCAGATGATTGCTAAATACCGTGCCGAGACAATCGATATCGACGATGTGGAGTATGAGGAAGCCGATATCGATAATGACTTGTGGAATGATCCTGAAGAAGATGAGCAAGCCCAAGAAGGAAATATACTTTAACAAACCACAGCGCTTGACTCAGCTCATTGGTGCCAAGACAACAGTTATTGTTGCTGGTCGACGAACAGGGAAAACCGACAGTATCGCCGCGCCTTTCGTGTTGCGTAACATGCAGCGCATGGTAGGCAGCACTGGAGGAATAGTTGTGCCAACTTTCAAACATGGTCTTACGAACACGATACCGGGTTTGCTTGCCGCGTGGAATCGATGGGGCTATGTCCGTGACGTGCATTATGTCATAGGTAAAAGACCTCCCAAGTCGTTTGGCAAACCTATCATTGAACCAGCCAACTATGAACATGTCATAACGTTTTACAACGGTTCTGTGGCTGTCATTATTTCACAGGACCGTCCAGGATCTTCAAACTCGCTTACGCTCTCCTGGCTGCTTATCGATGAGGCGAAATTTATCAATTATGATAAGCTGAAGGAAGAGACCTTGCCTGCCAATGGTGGAATCAAGTCATTCTTCGGTCAACACTCATATAATCATTCGATGATGATTTTGAGTGATATGCCCCAAACATCAAAGGGCTCTTGGTTCTTGCATTACAAAGAAAAGATGGACCCTGAGCTTATAACCACCATAGAGGGGACTATCTACAAGATTTGGTCGATTCGTCAGCATGTGCGCGAACTCAAGGCTAAAGGACAACCAGTGCCGACCTATATCCGTAAGCGTCTCCAGTATCTTGACCGTGATCTCAACAAGATGCGCTCTGTGGCTGTGTATTACAAGGAGTATTCCTCCATCGAGAACCTTCAGCTGCTTGGTGAGAACTACATCAAGCAGATGAAGCGTGACCTCACACCGCTCACATTTCAGACTTCAATCCTGTGCCAGCGCATAGGAATCGCGAAGGATGGATTCTACTCCAGTATGCGAGAGCGACACAAGTACGATGCCAGCGACTTCAAGTATCTTGATTCCCTTGAGTGGGCTGAGACCTTCGATGAGGCCGCGATTGATTGCCGTGCCGATGCCGACCTAGACCCGTTGGCTCCCATCTGCATCGGGATGGACTATAACGCTAACATCAACTGGATTGTTGCCGGACAGCCTCGCAATGGGCGATTGCTTGTGCTGAAGTCCTTCTATGTGAAATATGAACGCAAATTGCCGGAGTTGATCAATGACTTCTGTATGTATTATGCACACCATCATAACAAGGAAATTGTTTTTTACTACGACAGCACGGCGCTTGGTTCTAACTATGCGGTCAACGAGGAGGATTTTCATTGGGTAATTAAGAACAACTTTGAGATGCACGGGTGGACGGTTAACGATGTTTATCTTGGAAATCCTATGAAGCACGACGAGAAATATCTGCTCATAAATCAGGGCTTTGCTGGGAGAAACAAACTGATGCCGATGTTTAACAGGCAGAACAACGATGACCTCATTCTCGCAGTCCAGTCTGCAGGAGTGGTGCGTGGGCGCAATGGATTCAAGAAACACAAAGCTGGAGAGAAACTCGCTGAGAACGAAGAAAACCTTTTGGAGCATCGTACCGACGGAACCGATGCCTTCGACACTCTATATATAGGGTGTGAGAAACTTCCTCAACGCTCTTATACCGATAGTGCTGCAGGGTTCTCAGGGATATCATGATGATTCTAGTTATAAAGTTGTTTATAGATAATTGGATTACTCTCGGCCTTGCTCGTGAGGGTAGGGCTGTTTTTTTATTGTCTTTTTGCAGCAAAAAACAAAAAAATAACTTTGATAAAAAATATAATGTATGGCAACAGTAGTCAACCCCCCTTCTGGTATTCAATGGTCGTGTAAAGTTCTCGACCTGATAATAAGTGCTGGCGACCACGTGAACATTGCTATTGACGTGGACGGGACTGTTATCCTCCGTGTCACGCTTTATACCTACAATGGTACTACAAGGCTTGTGGAGCTTGCTGAGCTTGTCGAACAATACATGTCCGACACAGGAGGGTTTCTTTGCGAGGTGACTGTCTACGAGGTTGACGATGATGACCCGACCGACTTGACCCAGCTCTGCCAGTTCCAGGTCCTATACTGCTATGCCAACATAAATACCACGCCAGAAAATTTCTTGCGCAAGAATTTTATCTCCACTGCTCATTTGAAGCGTCTCGAGCCAGGAGTCCCCGAGAAGCTTTTCTTCTATGACGTTGATGCGGCTAACGACACGTTGCGCATGCAGGTTGGCTATATGGAGGGAGACAAAATGCGGGTGGCGACCGTTGACAACGCCAATTCTCTTATCCACACCGATTTCGTTAATGTCAACATTGACGATATCGCAGAGCTCGCCGATGTTGAAAATGTCGTTATGGCTACATTCACTTTAGGTCTGCGACAGATGATGTATTGCACAAAGTCTATTCCTGCAGATGCGGTTTTTCGCTTTCACAACATGTTCAACAAGCCTGAGTGGCTGCCGTTGAATTGTGTGACTAACGATAAGCAGATTGGCGAAAGAACTGTTGTCAAGGTTCGTCGAGACATAGTGTTGGCAACTGTCAACCATGAGGTCGAGCATGATGTGGAAACGGCGCCGTTATCTAAAGATGAGGCGTTGCTCGTCACACAGCTTTGCGAGTCTCATGATGTTAAGATCTTAAAAGGCGTGTTGCGTGACATCACCATTATAGATCGAACCTGCGAAATCAGTGACGAGCATGGACAGCTGCCAACTGCCAAGTTCTCCTGGCAGTATCTTGACGGGAAACAGTACACTTCTATCCATAATGTCGAGGACGATGGAATCTTCAGCGATGAGTTTGACCCTAATTACGACTAATGGCAAGCAAGATTCACATATCAACAGCGAGAAAGATGCTTGACGCTGGCGACCCCGTAGATTTATGGCTGTGGGCGAGCGACGGAAGGGTGCTGCATTACAGGAACTGCGTCGGTTTGCGATACAATTTCCGAACAGGAACTCGCCAAGTGAAGCTGCTTGATTCTCGTGAGATTCGAACAGTGCGAGACGTGTGTATATTCAAAATCAACGATATCGAAATATTTCTTTAATAATATGGGAATTCCGAAATATATGATAGAAAGCGTGGAAGATATACCTGGTGTATCGGCCCGCGCTGCTTTTAGTGTTGACTCTTCCAAGGTGTTCCGCGAGGATGACAACATCTCGCCTTTGAGACTTTCAGACGATATCTCCTACATGCCCTGGGGTGGTGATGACCTAATGCCATACAACATTCTCGACCTCATTGAGCAGGACGAGACGCTTTCTACATGCCTTTTGTGGAATGCGCAAATGTGCTATGGCAATGGGCTGCAGTATGACACAACTCAAGCTGCTGCAAAAATCTCTAAAGATGTGGAGGATTGGAAGTTGTTCAACCACCTGCCATTTCTCTTCATGGGTATGGCTCAAGACCTCAAGCATTGGGGCTTCGCCGTCACCGTTTTTGTCCTCAATGCCGACAGGACAAAGATAGTAAGGATGCTGCGTAAAGAGGCAATGTATTGCCGCTTCCAGGTGGTGAATAAAAAAGGCAAGATGGAGCATGTGCTTTATGCCAACTGGCGCAACTCTCCTATGGTTAACGATGTGGAAATAATTCCGCTGCTCGATGAACAAGATCCTTACACCGATTTGCTCTCGAGAAAGGAAGGCACGAAGTTTGCCGTTCTCACACGCATTCCTACTGTTGACCACACTTATTATCCTGTTCCTTATTGGGCTTCTATCTTGCGGTCTAAGTGGTACAACATTAAGCGTCTCATCGCAGTGGCCAAGGAGAGCAAAATCAAGAATACAGCGCCTTTGAAGTACCACGTTGAGATTTCTGATAAGTACTTTGACCGTATCTTTAGGCGCGAACACATAACAGACCCAAAGAAGCAGGCTGAGCGTGTGGCCAAGGAGAAACAGCAGATTCTCGACTTTCTTACAGGTGCCGAGAATAGCGGCAAGACGTGGTTCTCCAACTTCTACGTGACTCCCGACGGAAAAGAGCAGCACGAGGTTGTTGTCAGCCGCATAGATTCCTCGAAGGAGGGCGGTGATTGGGAAACCGACATCCAGGAGGCCGTGAACATGATATGTTTCACGCTCCAGGTGCATAGCAACCTCGTTGGCTCGGTTCCGGGCAAGTCGCAGTCTAATAACAGTGGCTCTGATAAAAGAGAGCTCTACACCATCGCACAAGCCCTGCAGAAACCTTTCCACGACTTGATGTTTGTGCCACACAACATCGTTATTCGTTACAACAAGTGGAAAGATGTAACGCTCTCTGTGCCGTTCATCCAGCTCACAACGCTTGACGAGAACACTGACGCAAAAATGGTAACTTTAGAAGAATAAGCTATGATATTCGTTACATCACAAGAGAAACTTGACCAGGTGTTTGCCAATGATATCATGGTCGTTGATGGCGAGGCTACGCTGTTTGATAAAATCAAGCTCGAACTCGCTGCCTCCGAAGATTGGCTGATATCACAGATAGTTGGAGATGCGACGGCAACAGGAATGGTTGCCGACTCGACCATCTTCAACCTCTGTGTTACTGTTGTGGCTTGTGACGCTCTGCGCCGTGCCATCCCTGCTCTTGACCTGGTGCTAACGCCTAACGGATTTGGCGTTGTGCAAAACAACAATGTAGTGCCGGCATCCAAAGAGCGTGTCGAGCGATTAATCCAGTCTTGTGTTGTGCGTCGAGACTTCGCCATATCTCGCCTCTACCCTATGCTATACAAAACTCCTGCATGGGCTACCAGTGAGCAGCGCGAATTTTGGGCTAAATCTCCCCTGCAGGACTTAAACGTTGTCGACAGCTACCAGTTGCATAGGGAAAAACCTTTCCCTAGCAAATGGGACGCTCTTATGGCGATGCGAGAGTATTCCGATGGCTTTGTTACAAGACTTGCCGAGCGATACATCTCCTTTGAGGTGATGGAGCGCATCTGCCAGTCGTTGTGTGCTGCAAGCGATGATCCTGACACGGTTAATGACCGTAGCCTTGCCCTTAAAATCGTTTCCGTAGTAGTTGCCTTCCTGAACGGTAAGATGTTCAAGCACCAAATGATTGATGCTGTAGTCAACTACTTGCGAGAGAATGACGAGGAGTGGAAGGCTTCGAGTGTGGCCGAGTATTACGACACACCTACTTTTCAAAACACTAAAGACTCTAAAGGATATTGGTTCTGATGACTATGGCCGACAAAAGAAAAATTGGCTGCGCTGCAGCTCTTTTACCTATTTTCGCCGGATTCTTTCTTGGCGGAGTGATATGCTTCCTGATTTGCCTCTGTGGCTGCCGCTCTCAAAAGAGTGTCACCACATCGGTTGCCGTCGACTCAGCTGCCATGTCGGCGACAACCGAGATAGGGGTGGCAAACTCTGAGGCCACTTCGATGAAAAACCTCTCACTGCATTTCGACACGCTCGAGATGTGGCTATCACCCGATATCTCTCACTCTTGGCCTATTTCACCGACGCCCGACCCCGATGGGAATGCAACCGCCGAGACGGCGGTTGCGCGCCCATCAACATCGATGGGAGTACCTGGCGCCAGCTCTGGGATGCCTTTCAACCTAGCTGAGTTAATCTCCAGTATGGGCGGTGGCGCCCCCATTTATCTTCGTGGTGTTGGCGCCAGTCTCGATGCGTCGAGTAACTCCTCGGCGAAGGAGAGCGAGACAAAGATCCATGCCGACACAACATCTAACAAAGTTGCCAAGCAAGAGGATTCCCACGAGGATGTTGATCGAACTGCTGTAAGCAAGCCTCCCGATATGACTTGGGTGATAATCGCCGGCTTCGCCATCCTGGCACTACTAATATTCTTCAAGAAGTAAACCATAACCCTTCGTTTTTTTTGTCGCTTCCTTCCTCAAGGCCTCGGGTTTACCCGGGGTCTTGTTTTAATTCTTTCCAGTTCTTTCCAATTCTTCAATTACTAGAAAGAACTCCTCAGTCATAAGTTAAGAAATCCACGATTATTTAACCCAATGATTGTGACGTGTTAAGAAATCGTCCAAAAAGTAAAATAACTCGCTTCGTTATTTTACTTTTTGCCGATTTTTTTAAATAAGTGATGGAATTCAACCTTAAAGTGGCATTTTTTTGCATTTAAGCCCCAAAAAAACACCTCTAATTGACTAAAAATGACATTTTAGAGGAAATTTCCCTCAAATTTCCGCTAATTTCCGTGAAAATTCCGTGAAGATTACGTGATAATACGTGAAAACTACGTGAAAACTACGTGAAACTTCACTTTTAACCGAATTTTCGAAAAAAATATCCAAAAAACACCCATTTTATGCGCTATCTCGCTGAGATTTTGCTTGCGTTCGTTAACTATTTTCAATGGTTATAAATCGCTCATAGAGCGAAACCGCTGAATTTCAGCGGTCAGTGGGGTTAAAGGGGCGAATTAATTCGCCCCTTTCCGTCGGATGACCCCCCTTCCGCCCTACGGCGTGCGTGCGTTCTCGCTCTTTCTGCCGTGCGGAATATGTGGGCGCAAGTGCCGTTCGGTGCATCGCCATCCGTGCGAAGTGCGGTGGCGTGCCACTCATACGATGTGCGGTGGATTGCCACCGCGCCTATTGTCTTTTATGCTCCAGTTACTTACATCTATCTTCGTGTAGTTAATAATTGAATAAGGTATGAGCGATTACAACAGTACAGCAACTTCGACGATATACGTAAATGGAAAACCTGCTGAGCAAGAACTCCAAAAGCTGAAGCAGCGTGCCAGCGATTTGCGTGATGCCATAGCATCTGCTGCCAAGGCTGGCGAAAAGGCAGATTTGAAGAAGCTGCGAAACGAACTCAAACAAGCTAACCGAGAGATAAAGCAAGTCGAGGGATCCATTCACTCTTGTGAGGTGGTGATGAAGCGCCTTGATAAGGCCACACCCAAAGAACTTAACATGGCATTGAAGCAACTGAAGAAGGAGCTCAACGACATGGAGCGTGGCTCGAGGGCTTGGGATGAACAGGTTAAAAAGATTAAGAGAGTTAAGAGCGAGATATCAAAGTGCAACAACGAGTTGAAAGAACATGAGTCGTTCTTGATTCGAGTAAAGAATACTTGCAACGGCTGGGGTATGGCGGTGGCTGCTGCTGCTGCCTCGATGACTGGACTGACAATGACAATACGCCAAGCAGTCCAGGCTTACGCCGACATGGACCAGGAGATGGCAAGCGTTCGTAAATTCACAGGCATGACCGATGAGCAAGTCAAGGATCTCAACGAGGACTTGAAGCAGATGGACACCAGGACAGGGCGAGAGGAGTTGAACAAGCTCGCACAAGACGCTGGTAAGCTAGGCAAGTCGTCAAAGGAAGATGTGCTTGGCTTTGTGCGTGCTGCCGACCAGATCGATGTTGCCCTAGATGAGTTGGGCGATGGTGCCACACTCACACTGTCGAAGATTGCTGGTGTGTTTGGCGAGGAACAACGCTACGGCACTGAGCAAGCCTTGCTCAAGGTTGGCTCAGTAATCAATGACCTCTCCCAGAACTGCCGTGCTTCTGCTCCATTCATTGCCGAGTTCGTCCAGCGAATATCGGGAGCTGGCAACACTGCCGACATGACCATCCCCCAGCTCATGGCCTTTGGCGCTGTGCTTGACTCCAACGGTGCCCAGCTTGAATCTTCTGCCACTGCCCTTGGTCAAATAATCATCAAGCTCTATCGGGATCCAGCAAAGTATGCCGAGGCTGCAGGGATGGATGTGAAGAAGTTTACCGAGTTGCTTAAGACCGATGCAAATGAGGCCTTGCTTACCTTCCTCCAAACTTTGAAGGACGCTGGCAATCTTGATGTGCTCGCTCCTATGCTTGCCGAAATGGGTGAGAAAGGTTCTCGCTCTGTGCAGACACTCACCATGCTTGCCGGCAAGATCGATGAAGTGCGAGCTCAGCAAGTCGCTGCCAACGCTGCCTTTGAGGATGGAACCAGTGTGACCAAGGAGTTCAACGTCCAGAACAACACTGTCCAGGCTGACCTTGAGAAAGCCAAGAACCGCTTCCATGAGATGGCTGTCGAACTTGGTGAGAAGTTGATGCCGGTGGCGCGTTACGCGATTTCTGGCACCTCAGCTTTAATGAAAGTCATGTCTATGACAATTGACTTTGTGTTGAGATATAAGGGTTCAATCATCTCGTTGGTTTCAGTTATTCTGTCGTATAAGGCTGCATTAGTCATTTCAACTCTTCACACGAAGTTATCTGCTTTAGAGATCACTCGTCACACTCTAGCCACAAAAGCTTCAGCCATAGCATCGAAGGCTTTGACTTTAGCCCAGACCCTAGGTGCCGCAGCTGTAGCTCTTCTTTCTGGCAACGTTCGCAAAGCTACTATTAATTTCAGGCTTTTTAGTGCTGCGATTAAAGCCAATCCTTTAGGTTTGCTTTTATCTGCCATCACAGCTGTTATCAGCGCCATTACTATTTGGAATGAGAAGACTAAGGCTGCCCGCGAGGAGCAGAAACGCTTGCGTGAAGAGGCGGAAGCTGCAAAAGTTTCAATCTCCTCGGTAATGAGTAAAATCGGAGAGGAGACTTCTCAGGTGAAACGGCTTAAAGACGCCATTGACGCCGAGAACGTAGGCAGTAAGGCTCGTAATTCTTTGATCCAGGAATTTAATAACAAGTTCGGTTCATATAATTCAAAGCTATTAACTGAGAAATCCTCAGCCCTCGAAGTTGCCGCTGCTTATGCCGAGGTAGTAAGAAATCTTAGGAACAAGTTGCTTCTCGAAGGTAAGCAGGCAGATTTGCAAAAGACTGTAACACCTCGTTATGGATGGGAAGCTTCACGATTGTATGAGTTTGGAGAGAATAAGGATGTTAAGTCTTTCGGTTTGAACTCTGCCTGGTTAAAATCAGTTGCTGACGAAGAGTATGCCAAGGGTAACACTGATTTTTCTTCTTTGTCTACTGCTGTTATTAGACGCTATTCTCGTATCACTTATAACCAATTGCCGAAGAATAATTCTCAATCAGCAAGTGATGAATGGAATAGAAGGCAAAATTCAGGTCAATCTAGCATCGAAAAATATTTGCGCCAATATATATCTACTCGGCATTATGAGAATAAGGTAAACAACAAGTGGGCTCCTTATACTTCGGAAATGGACGCTGCCATATCAGCAGGCTTAAATGACACACCTACAAAAGTAGGCGGAGGCGGTGGTGGTGGGTCATCTTCAAAAAACACTGGCAAAAATCATCACACTGGCAGTGGTGATTCTTCAAGAAGTGAGGACAGGTTCGCCGTCGAAAAGACTGAGAGGAAATTTGCGCAGGATAATGCTCGCGTTGAGTGGGCCCTGGGGCTTATAGGCGATAGCGAATACAAGCACCGCTTGCATGAGATTGATGAAGCCTATTATCAGGCGATAATGGGCAGTTCAAAGGCCACCCCTGCCGAGCAAAGAGAGGCAGAGGCAAATTATTATGAGGAACAGAAAAAGAATCTAGATCTTTACGCCCAAGAAGATCTTGAAGATTTCGAGCGTGAATATAAAGAAAGCATTGCCACTGCAATGCAGAATTATATAGATGGCAAAGCGACTCTCGAGCAATATAATAAAGAGATTGAGGACTTAGAACTTGAACATCTGCGCAAGGCTATCGAGAAGCACGAGGAAGGTTCTAAGGAGCGCCTCGCGGCCGAGGAAGCCTATCAACATAAACTCTTCGAGGTCGAGAAGGACCGCCAGGAGAGGCAGTCTGCTGCGATGGAGGAAACTTACAAGAAGTATTATGAGCAGCAGCAGAAACTTAAAGAATTGCGCCTGGAGTACTTCGGTATGAGCGACGAGGAAAAGCAGCAGGCCTATGATACAGCTGTGGCCACCCTTGATGCCATCTATCAGCAGGAGCTCAAGAAGGTAGGCGACAACAACAAGAAGAAGCTTGAGTTGGAGCGAAAATACCGCAAGGCTCTTGAGAATATCCGCAAAGGCATCTTCGATGACGACAAGTCCGATAGCTCAGGCAACAAGAATTGGGAACAGTGGACCGCTAATTGGCTTGACAAAGCCTTCGGTGAAGGAACTTGGGAAAAGTATGGTGAGCTTGTCAAGTCAGGATTATCGTCTATTGGCAATATGTATAAGGGTTTGACTTCTTTGGTGGAAGCCGAGGAGCAGAAGAAGCTCCAGGCCATGACTAAGAAGTATGATGCCGAGATTAAGGCTGCCGAGGGCAACCAATATCGCATCAACCAGATTAACAAGCGTAAGGCTGCCGAGGAGAAGCGCATCAAGGATGCCGCCAACAAGCGTGCTATGGCGATGGAGATGGCACAAGCGATTGCAAGCACGGCTCTTGCCGCCATCAATGCCTACAAGACTGCTCCAGCTCCTGTAATGATATTTGGTCCTATCGCAGCGGGACTCGCTCTCGCTGCTGGTGCGGTGCAGATTGCGGCCATCAAAAAGCAGCACGATGCACAGAGCGAGGGTTACTCTGAAGGAGGTTTCACAAAACCAGGCGCGAAAAATGAGCCAGCTGGAGTTGTGCATGCCGGTGAGTGGGTAGCCTCTCAGCGGTTGCTGGCTTCTCCGGTTGCAAGACCGATGATCAATATGCTTGACCATGCGCAACGGACCAATACTATTGGGCGCCTCGGTGGTGCCATGGGCGCAGCTGCTCCAGTGGTTGTTACCGAGAGCGAAGCTTTGCGCTCAGTCATCAAGCAACTAACCGACCGTTTGAATGAGCCTTTTGTGACGATAAACACTGTTACTGGCCCCCATGGAATCGAACAGGCGCAGAATGATTACAAGAAGCTTATGAACAATACTCTACCAAAGAATAAAAGAAAATGAACACTTTAAACTACGACTGGAATGCCACCGCGTTCTTTGAGAAGCTTACTCAGGAAAATCTCTTGTGTCAGCAGAAGGATTACAATTTCGCCCGTTGTTCTGGGCTTGATGGCCTTGAAGAATTCATAGCGTCGATGCAGAAGGTAAAGCGTGCTGTTATTGTGAGTGACATATCTCCAGGGTTTACCGACCTAAATAATGCTCCAAGAACCAGGCGCGTCAAAACTGTTTTTCTGGTGTGCCGCCATCGAGTCGGAGACATGACGGCTCGCAACGATGCGATGAAAGAGCTGCGCGAGATCTTCCGTCAGTTTATGAGTCGATTTCTGTTAGAAAAAACACGTATCGAACAAGGCATCCTCTACTTCGACCCACGTGTTCAATTCACCGAGATTTCACCTTATTTCGCGAGCGGATGCGCTTGTGCTTATTTTCAAGTCGCAGTGAACACAATGACCGACCTCGTGTATCGTCCTGACGAATGGCAAACAACATAACAGAACAAGATGGAATAAGGCAACGACAACTTTTTGTCGAGGCCTTTAATGCCACACAGATAACCATGTGGCAAGAGCAAATCACTTTGCTTGATGTCATCGACACAGGTAAGCTGCTCGGCAGTGTGGCTGGCATTCGCTGTGATCACGACGGAAAAGTGACAGTGGTAACTTTGGAACAGCAATTTCTTGAGTATGGCTTATTCCAGGAATATGGTACTGGCCGTGAAGTACCTAGAGGCAACTCAGGCGATATCGGTCATGAAAAGGTGCGCCAGCGCAAGCCCTGGATGAGCAGGAAACTTTACGCTTCTGTAATGAACCTTCAAGAGATGTTTGCCGACTCTATGGGCCGCGAGTTCTGTGGCATTGTCGCAGACGCTTTAAGCGATAAAAAAATGCGAGAACAGGTTAGAAATACTTGATGTCTTTTTGCAGCAATAAACAAAAAAATAACTTTGAAAAAAAACAAAAAGCTATGAATCACGAAGTATTAGATGAATTAACGGAATTGATTGATGCTTTGCGTGCTGAGACGCAGGCCAATAGCATCACTCCAGAGCGGCTAGGCTCTATTATCCAGCGAATTGTAGATATCCTCCCTGATCTTGACGACTCAGCGATAGCTGCAACCGCATCTAGTGCGCTGACCGCAGCACAATCTGCCCTCACTCAAGCACAGGTGGCTATCTCTGCGGCTCAAGCAGCTGAAGCTGCAGCGAGCGGTGTGGTCGAGCAGGTGGCTTCTTATGCCAACGATATTTCCCAGGCGCTCTCGAGAGCCACGACAGCGATGCGAACGGCAAATGAAGCAGCAACAGCCGCATCGGCAGCTACTGCTCAAATGTCGCAACTCTCCACTCGTGTGTCTACTCTTGAGACATTCAGGACTACTACCGAGAACAAACTGTCTAAGGTGCCCGAGTACCACAGCGCCACTTGGCTTGACAGTGAGGAGGGAGAGTTCGATGCCGAAAACCCCAACCGTCGTCAGCTTGTCCGCTACACTTCAATGATTGAGGCAATCGAAGGTGGGAAAAAGTTAGTGAAGAAGTACAACATCGTTGCTTCGGGCATTGATATTACTAATGGTGTGATAATACTTTCTTTCCTGGAAGTCGATGAGAACCGCCAGACGAATATGAGCGTGTACCGTGTGACACGGCCACGAGGCGCAAACTACTGTGTGGTTGAGAAAACATCAGTGCCTATGCCGGTGTATAATGCTAATTGGGCGTTGAGAATTGGCGGCTCTCGTGAACAGCTCGATGAGTTGATTAATTTGTCACAGGCAACGCCACAGGTGTTGATTATGGTAAATAGCCAACCGGTGGTTTGGATTTCGCGCCGCAACAACGATGTTGTGCAGTTCGCTGTGATGACATCAGCTGGCATGCGCATATACACTGTTGAATACAGCAGTGAAGCAGGCGAAACTAATACTACTTATGTGGATAAAACTTTCATAGAATAACAGTTAATAAATTAAATTATGGCAAACCTACTTAATGTTAAGCTGCAGGAGATTCACGAAGGAAAGCGTGACTACTTGCGCTACAAGGGACGTGATGGAAGATATCACTTCCTTGACACGAAGGAGATGCCCGACAGTGACACTAACAGCGTCACCTATGGGCAGCTCGTGGAGATGCGCCAAGCGGCGCTCTTGGAACCAGGAATGCTTTATCGCATTACTGACTATGCAACAACAACCGTGCAGGAGAATACCCGCTCTGCTGGCAATCAGTTCGACGTTGTTGTCATGGCTCTCGACAGCAAGACACTTGCTGAGCGTGCATGGGCGATGCCCCATGATGGCGATGAATACTTCAAAAATTCAAAGCTCGAGGCGTGGCAGCTCTGGTATTGTCTCGACAATGACGTGAAGCGCTTCATGTGGGCCGATGGAGGTGGCTTCAAGATTGAGGACAACGACACTGCTTTCCGTCGTAATCCATCGAGCGACACTGGCGATTTCTACGGCTGGACCGATGGTGAGACTTTGCTTTTCACCAATACCCTTTATCCTGCCGTTGGCACTCAGACTTACGATGATCAGTTCTCCCCAGCCGACAAAGTCAAAGAAATTGTCGCTGGTGGCAAGGGAGTCATCTATCGCATGATTGATGAATTCTTCAACGACTGCCCATATGACTTCAAGAACATTCAGTTCAAGCGTTGGGCGGTGTCAGGTTTAACAAACGCAAAGCTTGACCAGGATACTCTTGATGGATTGAAGTCTGATTTTGTCTATGATGCCGACGACAACCCATTCTGTTTTGCTGTCGAAAGCTCAAATATGACTCTTGGCTCGACAACATTTGTCGTAAACAATGAGGTGTCTGAATGGTACTACACTTTCAGTCTCTATGATGAAGAAGGTCATTTGAACGATTACAGCTTGCATGTCTACAAAGTATATTGCGAAGGTAATATGGCAGTTGCCCAAAGTAACAGTATGCTGCCAGCTCAAGACTGTGATCCCAATGATGAAGATGAGGTTTACCGCTATGTCCTTAACAACAATGTCTTCCTTGACAAGTATGACGGGGAGAATGAGTGGTATACTTGCTGCATTGGAAATGAGTTTAAAGAAAGATCAAAGAATAACACGTTTGGCGCAGGCGCAAATAACAACTCGTTTGGCGCAAATGCCTATGGAAACAACTTTGGCGCAGATGCAGTTTATAATAGCTTTGGCGCAGGCGCAGCCCGCAATAGCTTTGGCGCAGGGTTCTATGGCAATAGCTTTGGCGCAAATGCCCGCTATAACAACTTTGGCGCAGGCGCAGATAGTAATAGCTTTGGCGCAAACGCCGGTTATAACAACTTTGGCGCAAATGCCTATGGAAACAACTTTGGCGCATACGCACAGAATAATGCGTTTGGCGCATACGCCCGCTTTAACAACTTTGGCGCAAATGCCGGTAATAATAGCTTTGGCGCATACGCATGGAACAACTCGTTTGGCGCAAACGTTACTAGTTGCGTTTTTGCAAAGGATTATACACGATATGTTGTTGTGGAAAGTGGAAACAACAACATAACTCTAACTTCCACTCAGACAACCAGTCAGAACAGTCAACTGCAAAATATTCTCATTGCTCTCGGCACCAATTTGTCGGGTTCAAAGACCATCAGTCACAATACTGTTGGTGATACGTTCAAGACTACTTACCAGAATGCTAATTCTGATGTTGTTGACGTTTAAAAATCAATAAGTTATGTTACAGAAAACAGAAACAAGATATAAAGCAGACACGGGCTGCTTTATCGTTCGCAAAAGCGACCAAGTAATTATGGGTGAGGCGATTGACCTCGGCAGTGAAGATTCTATCGAGAACTACGAGGACCAGCCTTACACTGATGAGAGCTACCGCGAGTTTTATGCATCCGTCGGTATCGATGTTGATGCTCAAAACAGCTCTAAAAAGCGCAAGAAAAAAGTCAAATTATAACAAAAAGTTTCTCTTGCTTTTTCCAGTAGCGCCACATATAATAAAAATCGAAGTGGATGAAAGTGGGTTAAAATGGGTGACTTTCCCACAAAAGGGGGCGCACAGACATGACAGGGGAATACCAGCATTCTCTTGACGCCAAGGGAAGGCTGTTTATACCCGCCAAGCTCAGGGATGAGCTGGGCGAGGTCTTTTTTATCACGATTTCCATGGATCGCTGCCTGTGTGCCTACAGCAGCGAAAGCTGGCAGATCCTGTCCGAGCGTGTTAACGCCATGCCCTATGTCAAACAGCGCAAGATGCGGCCGCTTTTCGCCCACGCAGCCCGGTGTGAGCTTGACAACCAGGGGCGCGCCCTTATCCCGCAGAATCTGCGTGAGTACGCGGGCTTTACGAAAAACGTGACGGTGGTGGGCTGCAACAACCATGCCGAACTCTGGGACAGCGAGGCATGGAATGCGGTTTACGCCCTCGAGACAACGCCGGAAAACATCGCGGCGGTCATGGAGGAACTGGAGTTTTGAGCATGGAAAACGCGGAGCAGACACCAAAGCATATTTCCGTCCTGCTGGACGAGTGCATAGATAATCTGAATATACGGCCGGACGGGATTTACCTTGACGGCACGCTGGGAATGGGCGGCCATTCCTTTGAGATCGCCTCCCGGCTCTCTGCCGGTCGCCTCATCTGCATTGACAGAGATGAGACGGCCATTGCGAGGGCCGGAAGGCGTCTTGCGCCCTTTGGCGACAAAGTTACGCTTGTGCACGGCAACTTCTCTGACGCAGCAGCGATCCTTGACTCTCTGAAAATCGAAGGCGTCGACGGCATGCTCTTTGATCTCGGCGTGTCCTCACCGCAGCTTGATGAGGCGGACCGCGGTTTTTCCTACATGGTGCAGGCGCCGCTGGATATGCGGATGGATCAGGGAGGCTCCCTTACTGCGTATGAGGTGATAAACACCTGGACAGAGGATCGCCTCAACCGTATTCTCTGGGATTACGGGGAGGAGCGCTATGCAAGACGCATCACCGGAGCAATTTTAAGGCACCGTGAGCAAAAGCCCATCGAGACTACACAGGAGCTGGTGGACATTATTCGCTCTGCCATGC